TTTTTTGTTGTTTTATTTATATGTGTTCCTTTAAAATTTAATATAGATTCTGGTATTGTTTTATTATAAATTTTTTCAATATTTTTATAATCTATATTGTTTATATCATATATAAACTTTTTTTTTGATTTTATTATTTCTTTATAATGGAAATAACCACTTACTTGTGGTTCAAAATGATGTTGATCGATTTGATCAAACTTAGTTGTAATTAACTCATCTACAAAATGAGAGAATAATATATTGTTTGGCGTTTTCCATTTCCATAACCAACATCCTGTATGTAAAAACCCAGATACAACTCGGTTATATGGATTTCGTACAAACATAATTACTGTATAATTTGAAATATCTTTCGGTAATGTTTTATATTCAGCAGGAATATGTAATTCATTGTCCATGCTACCTGATTTTAAAAACCAAAACATATTTTTTATATGAGAACAACCACATTTGGCAGACCATCCAAAAACAACTTTATTAATTTCATCGGTTATATAATACATTATATAGTATTGTAATATAGGGTTTAATATATTATTACGTATAAATATTTTTCATAATATATTTCATAATATATTATAAAAAACAATTTAAAAAAACATCTCTATATAGAGTATAGAATAGTCTATCATCACACATAATTCAGCTGAATTAGCTCAGTTGGCAGAGCGTTGGTCTTATAAGCAGACACTATCGTGACTTTATTGCAAAGTACGCCAAATGTCATGGGTTCGAGCCCCATATCCAGCATAAATTGTGTGTTTTTTTAATATATACAAAAATTCAAATACTTTTAATATTATTAATTAAGTAATTGTAGTCTTATTTTTTTATACATTTTCGCTTCATCTAAAAATCGATGAATTGAAAAATCATGTGTTGAATAATCTATTAACTCTTTATCACTTAGTATGTTTGATAAATACTTTATTCTTTCAATATAAACACTATATTTAAACATTTTTTTACCCTTATAGTCAATTGGTAATTTGTTAAATACTATTCCAAAATAAATATTATCTTGAACCTTTTTAAATCCTTCATACGTTTTTATTAGAATTGCTTCATTTTCTATTTTTTTTATTTGTTTTGTCCTTTCATTTATTTCGTTAATCATGTATTCTGTATTCCATTTATTCATAAATTCTTTCGCAGAATCACCCCATTCAAATTGATCTTCTTGAATAATCATCATCACTACACAATCTACTATTCTTCTAATTGGCGATGTAATATGAGTGTAACATTCAATTCCATTACCTATAACATAATGTGGTTGAACATTATTATGTGAACAATATATACCCGATATATTTTCTAATAAAAATTTTAATTCAGGACATTTATCATTTTCGTTGATCAACATTTTTTCATTTTTAGTTGTCGATCTAAATATACCTGTTTTTTTTTTATATAAAACTTTTGCACATTCGTGATTCATTAGTAACATGCAATATTCTACAACAGCGTGACTATTTAAAATTTCATATTTATATGTTTTATTAAACATAGAATTATTCATATTATTTACAATTTTTTCAATTTGTTTATAATGATTATTATTTAATAATGTATTATCATCATATACAAAATTTTTGTTTACATTAATAATTACATTACCATATGTTACTGAATTTATACAAAATGTTTCTGGATCTATATCTATATCAAGAACAAACGCACATCTATCTTCTTTTTCTTTTAAACTAAATACATTATCTGATAATGTAAAAGGAAATATTGGAGACTTCTTATCTGGAAAATAAATACACGAAATACGATCTGTTATATATTTCCATAAATCAAAATATTCTAATATTATTGGAACGTTTGATATGTATATACTTAATCTTATTTTATCATATTGTTTTACATATCCAATTGCATCATCATATTCTGTGCAATTCGCTGGATCGATTGTTATAATATCATGTGACCGTCTATCTTCAATTTTTTTATTTTTATAATAATATGGAATTTTATCAAACATATTTTCACGAAATCTACGCAATACTATTTTATTAAATATACTTAAACTATCATTTAATTTATTATAAGATAGTTTATAATTTATATAATTTTCATTATCATCTACGCTTCCAAAATTATTTGTTAATGTTCCAATTGGATGTTTATCAGTCCATTCTTTTATATTAAATGTTACATATTTATCCATTTTGTTTTTATCAAATCCAATATGCTTTTCTTCAAATGGCACTAAGAAATACGGAAGTGATTTATTTTCAGGTATACATTTATATAATAGTTTACCATGTTTATTTGTTATCTCTATTCTCCCATATGTTTTACCGCTTGTTAATAATACACCGTGTATATGTTTATCGTTTTTATATGGAGAATCTATCAGATTTCCACTTTCATCTATTATATCATTATGAAATAACTTTTTTTCCTTAGGTGATATATTCAATCCAATTGTTGAATTATCTACGGTTGATACAAAATCCCAATCACTATAATCATTATTTTTTATATTTAACTTATATGTTTTTCCCATATAGTCAGATTGTTGTTATATATATTTTAGAATAAATATTTCAATTTTTCATAATATTATGAAAAATTGAAATTACTTTATATATTATTTAATAAGTAAATACATTTTTTTTACCACCATTATACGATTTTGCATAATTTTCAGTGATTAATATCTCATTTACATGTTCTTCACATGTTTCATCCGTAAATAAATTAACAAGTAATCTGCCATATTTATCAAATTCACAACATTCTACTGTAATAATTTTATTATTATCATCATCTATCATTTTCTTTACTTGTTTTTTTTTTAATATTGCATTTATATCTTCTACATTACACGTTGTAACTAATTGTAATAAACGATTTCGGCATTTATGCGAATGTTCTATTTCTTTTTCCCTGTTTACCTTCTTCAATAATGGTTTCATTTCTGGTGTATCAATACCACTTAAACGACAACTATGTTTTTGTTGTTTACCATTTATAAGTAAAACAATCTTACATGTATCACCGTCATAAACATCTACAACTTTACCTATTGTCTTTATTGATTTTAGTGTATATTCCTTAATGTCTTTATTTTTTATTTGTTTTAATTCATTCAATTGATTTTCCATTGATTCTTTATAATTAGATATAATATAATTATAATTATTTAAATACTTATTATTAATCATTTAAATTTTATTTAAATAAACTGCTTTAGAAATTTTCTTTATTATTTTATTTTCACTGCATACAAATTCTTCTTTTCCTCCCATTGCTTGATTCATTAAACGCATATATACATCATTTTTTGGATGTTCTATGTTCATACATGATGGATGTTTTTCACTCCATGGAACTAATAAATCACCATTTTTTTTTGTTATATATTTTATCGCTTTACGGAGTTTATCGTATGTCGTATTTTCTTTCTCCCATACATCATTATCGCGAACATATACAGTATCACGTTTTCCGTCACTGCAATGTATTGGTCTTTTATAAATATCAATTTCATTTAATTTTTGAATTATTATTTTACTTATTCCTTCGACATATCCAAGATTTCCAACATCTTCTAAATCAGATAATTGTAATGTCATTGAATTTACAAAGTCCATAATATTCATCGCATCCTTGCATTCTTCATTTAAAAATACCTGTAAATTAAATGTTTTATTATGAGAATTGTTGTTTATATTTGTTGTATTTCCACTCTTATATCCATCTAGCATTTGTTTTTGTAGATCTCCATTATTTTTTACCAAATCTAATATAATATTTTTAAAATCTATATTTTCCTTTATTAATAAATTAATCATTTCTTTATTATTTGATATTTGATTATCTTCCTCTATTAATTTTATACATTTTTGTTCATGGTACCATAAACTATTCCTTGCTTTATATATTTTTTTACAAATTTTACAACTATAATCATTTGTTTTTTTTTTATGTTCTATTTTATTCAAAATCGTTCTATTTGTATGTTTAGATGTTAATAAATGTTTATCTATACTACTTTTCTTTGACGTAGTATAGTCACATATTTTACATGTAAATATTTTTTCAGCATTAAAGCAACTTTTTGTTTCCATTTGTTCTATATTATTAGAACAAAAAAGTTGCTAAATCATTTTATAAAAATATTATTTTTTTTTGCAAAAAATTAGCATCAGACATTTTTTTGCAAAAAAATCGGTTTCAGAGCATAATGGTCACAACTCGTTTTTTACGTTTTTTTTCTATATTAGTTGGCACTTTATGAAAATGGACATTTATAAATGTCCAAAATGGAAAACCTTTCAGCAAATTGAAAAATAAAAAAAATTATATAAAATATCTTAGTTTTTTAATTTAATTATAAATATTTAAATTAACCTCTATTATCATTAATAATTTATTTCATAAAATTATTAATTTAAACTCATACATTATTTCCATTATTTTCTTTTATTTCATTATTTCCATTATTTCCATTATTTTCTTTTATTTCATTATTTCCATTATTTTCTTTTATTTCATTATTTCCATTATTTTTTTCCAAATTAACTTTTTTAATATTCTCTCTCTTTACATTTTGAGATTGAAGTATATGAATTATAAGTTGAGGAGAGATTGCAATAGTGTTCATATATGTTTTATATTTAAATGTACATATACTTGTATTTTCTTTGAATTCTATACTATACCACCAATATGACGGTATATATATAATTTGTCCTGCTATCAATTTAATATCAAGACATTTAACTTTATCAAAATCTGCACGATACATTGATTGAACATTCCATGGATTAATTGGAGAGGAAAATTCAAAATTCTCATAATCAGCATTTTCATACAAATATTTTTTACTTTTTGGTGGTGCTAATTTTAAATTAATACTACCTTCTGTTATTAATATATAATTTCTATAGTTTAAATCATATTTAAATGGAGTTTGAACTCCATTACTCCCTATCATATAATCATATTTACATGAGGATACCATGTACGGTCTTAAAAAAATATCATTGTATTTAAAACTTTTAATCATACTTGTTTCTTCTAAAAAATCCATGTTATTTTCAATTATGTATTTTTTATCATCATCCTTTTTAATAATTTGTAAAGCATTACTAAATGGGATTGGGATATATATTCCTTTTTCATCGTTTGATGATTCTTTTATATTTCTTATTTTTACGTCAAATGCACCATAATTATCTAGAATATTTGATTTCTTACATGTTTCTAAAATACGTTCATTCTCGTAATTAAATAAAATAGGTTGCCGAACATCGCAAATTTCTTCTAATTTTTCTTTGGATGGATTATCAATTTCATATATTTCTAAATCATCGCTTGTTTTTAAATGAAAAAAAACATGGAGATAGAGAAAAAGGACAATACAAAAAACTAAGACAATGTAAATAATATTCATATATGGATATATAGTTATTTTAACCGAATACTTATTTTTTGGGTTTTATACTCATAATAATTACGAATTCATTTGTTTAAATTATCTACAATTTCATGAAATACATCACTACCGAAATGGATACAGCGATGAGCAATATTGCCTTCGAATGTTCTTGGTAGCGAATAGTGCATACGAATTTCATCATTAACATCGTCTGAATAGGGAGTAATTTCTTTGATTACGTGATAACTACCTAACCGAGCAATTCCAATATCAAATTCGCCTTCAATCAATAATTTATGGAGTTCTTCTTTGGAATTGCGTTTCAAACAAGTATATCGGTATAAATCGTAATGATTCGTCCATTTGTCGTTGTTAAATACTGCATAAATTTC